GAAACAAAGTACGCGAAGAGCAGATGTACAATTTAAACCTCGTGGTTCTGGTGTCCAGGAAATTTCCGATACCTTAACAAAACTGTATATGCAGATTTCTGATAATAATAAATTAGAATGGGTAGAAAGCCAGGTTTTTGCTGACGGCTTAATTCAAGACCGGGGTTGGTTTGATGTCCGTATAGATTTCTCTGATCATGTAAAAGGTGAAGTTAGAATTACACAAAAAGATCCCCTAGATATTTTAATTGACCCAGATGCTAAAGAATATGATCCAAAAACTTGGAATGAAATTTTTGAAAGCAAGTGGATGAGCCTAGAAGAAATAGAAGAAACTTATGGGCAAGACAAAGCAGATAAGTTGCGTATGATTGCTGAAGTAGGTTCTACACTTGGTGCAGATTCTATGGAGTTTGAAGACGAAACTTACGGAGATACAAAAGGGGACTATGAAGGTTCTACTAATGATTATCCAAATAATCCAGAGGAAGCTAGAGCTTTACGGTCAATTAGAGTTATAGAAAGACAGCATTATAAATTAAAAAAATGTATGTTTTATGTTGACCCAGTAACAGGCGATAAAAGACATGTTCCTTATAACTGGGGAGAACGCAAAAAGAAAAAATTTGCAGATGATTATGGTTTATATATAACAGAAAAAATGGTTAAAAAAGTCCGTTGGACAGTAACTGCTGACACTGTTGTATTGCACGATGACTGGTCTCCCTATGACCATTTTACTTTAGTGCCTTATTTTCCATATTTTAGAAGAGGTAAGCCTTTTGGAATGGTTAGAAATTTAATTTCACCACAAGAACAATTAAACAAAATTTCATCACAAGAACTGCATATAGTTAACACAACTGCTAATAGTGGTTGGATTGTAGAGTCCGGTTCTTTAACCGGAATGAATGCGGATGATTTAGAAGAACACGGTGCGGAAACTGGTTTAGTACTCGAGTTTAATCGCGGTAGTACTCCCCCTGGTAAAATACCGCCAAACCAGATTCCCACCGGTCTAGATAGAATTGCACAAAAAGCTGCCGCTAACATAAAACAAATAAGTGGCATAAGTGATGCAATGTTAGGTACAGATGGGGCAGAAGTGTCTGGAATTGCTATTCAACAAAAACAAACTCGTGGCGCGTTAATGATACAAGTGCCATTAGATAACTTACGAAAGACTCGTCAGTATTTAGCAGAAAGAATTTTAAACTTAGTACAATCTTATTATACAGAAGAAAGGGTTATACAAATCACTGATGAAAATAACCCAATGAAACCAAAACAACCTATGGTTGTAAATCAAGTAACACCAGAAGGCCAAATTATTAATAATTTGACTCTAGGTGAATATGATGTAGTTATAGGAGATGCTCCTTCAAGAGATACTTTTGAAGAAACACAATTTGCTGAGTCTATAGAACTTAGAAAGGTTGGAGTGCCAATTCCAAATGATTTAATTGTTGAATACTCACACTTAGCACGTAAAGGTGAAATTGCAGAAAGAATTAGAATAGCAGAGGGTATGAACCCTCCAACTGAAGCTGAAATGCAGATACAACAATTCCAGCAAGAAGCTGCAATTAGAGCAACACAACTTGAAATTGCTAAGCTAGAAGCAGAAGTACAAAGGTTAAATTCTGAGGCACAGCTAAATATGGCTAAAACTCAATCCACTTCAAGTGATCCACAAATTAGAGTTGCGGATCTACAAAGCAAACTTCAAATGAAGAAAGAAGAGCTCGACTTACGTGAAAGGTTGTCAGGGATGACTAATCAAATAAGAAGTGAGCAAACACAAACAGCAGCGGCTGCAAAAATTGCAACCGCCGCCATGAAACCTACAGGAGGTAAATAAAATGGCTAAAAGTAAAAAACAAGATAACGCAGAAGCAAAAGAAGATATTGTAATGGAAGTTATGCCAGGGGCAGATGAAATTTCTGAAGATGAAGCAAAACCATTTGAAGTAGATTTAAATTTTGAAGAAGATGCTCCAGAGGAGGAAGCAGAAAATGAAGAAGTCGAACAGGAAGTTGACGCCGCTCCAGAAGAAGAAGTTGTTGCGGAAGAACCAGAACCAGAAGTTGCGGAAGAAGAAACAGTTGAACCAGAAGCAGTTAGCGAAGAGGGAGTGGATGAAAACAGCGAGCCAGCTTCACAACCAGATATTCCAGCAGTTGAAGGAAGCGAGCAAAGCCTTGACGGACAAGATAAAGTAAAAGCACCTATGGTGCCTAAGTCTAGGCTTGATGAAGTGTTAGCAAAAAACAAAGCTATGCAAAAACAGCTAGCAGAAGCTGCTGCAGCTGAAAAAGCCGCCGCAGAAAACGCTCCAGAGTATGATTTTGATGCAAAAGAAGTTGAATATCAGGATTTAGTGCTTAATGGAGAGACTGAAAAGGCCGTAGAGTTAAGAAATCAGATAAGACAAGCTGAAAAAGACCAATTTATGTTTGAAGTACAAGCAAAAATGGGTCAAACAGTGCAACAAAGTCAAGAAATGACTGAATTACAAGCAAAAGCGGCTGAAATTGAGGCTACTTACCCTATGTTAAGTGAAAATGACCCCTCTTTTGATGCTAATTTGCAAGCAGAGGTAGTTGAATTGCGAGATGCTTTTATGTCTCAGGGTTATTCACCTGCAGATGCGTTAGGAAAAGCTACTCAATATACAATTGCAGCTCAAAAACCAGAATTATTGAATCCGGCAGTTGAAAACCCAACTAAAAAAATAGATACAGCAGTCCAAGAAAGGCAACAAGTGGCTAATGTAACTAAAAAATTAAAAGCTGCTGATGCTCAACCCCCTGCAATGAAAGGTGAGAGTAAAACAGAAAAGAAAATAGATTTATCATTGTTATCAAGTGAGGAGTTTGATGCTCTTCCAGCCGAGACATTGCGCAGAATGCGTGGTGACTTTGGCTAAGGCTTGGTATAAGATATAAGAATTCGGTACTAATACGATAATTAGTGTGGGTCGTTCCACTAACAAACGTTTTCGCCTGTCACGGCGTAAAACTGATCGAGGTCATGTTCGTAAAACTATGAAAGCGTCTCCCCAACGAAAAAGGGTATACGGGTAAATAGCCGCTCCAATAAGTTGGCTAAGTATTATTTTTTTTGGAGGATAGCCCAATGGCTAACACAAACTTTAGCGCGTTGACCAGCGAACAATTAACTATCTGGTCACGTGATTTTTGGCGTGTCGCTAGGAACATGTCCTTCATTAACCAATTCGCAGGTAGCGGATCTAATGCTATGGTTCAGAGAATATCTGAACTTACTCAATCAGAAAAAGGAGCTAGAGCTGTATTAACACTTTTAGCTGACATGACTGGTGACGGTATCGTTGGAGACAACACCTTAGAGGGTAATGAAGAGACCTTAAGAGCCTACGACATTGTTGTACAACTCGATCAATTGAGATTTGCTAATAGACTTTCTGGTAGATTAGCTGATCAAAAATCAGTTGTTAATTTCCGTGAGAACTCACGTGATGCACTTGCTTACGCAATGGCAGATCGTATTGACCAATTAGCGTTCTTAACGCTTTCTGGTATTTCTTACACAATCAAAAACAGTGGTGCTTTGAGACCTGTTCTGACTTCAGGACAAAATCTTGGCGACATGACTTTTGGTTCAGATGTAACAGCTCCAACTTCTAACAGACATAGAAGATGGGATGCTACTAGTAAACTTGTTGCTGGTGATGTAACTGCAGTTGCAGCTGCTGACACCATTACTTATGAGTGTATTGTTGCTCTTAAAGCTTATGCTAAAGACAACTACATCCGTGGAGTAAGAGGCGCAGGTGGAGATGAGGTATATCATTTATTTGTATCACCTCAAGTAATGGCTGACCTTAAACTTGATTCAGATTTCTTGGCTAACGTCAGAAATGCTGGAGTCAGAGGACCAGGCTCAAGCCTGTTTGCTGGTTCTTCAAGTCTAATGGTTGACGGCGTTATGGTCCATGAGTTTAGACATGTGTTTAACACTGCTAACGCAACTACTGGAACATCTTCAAACGCCGGTTCTGCTGGATATAAGTGGGGAGCTGACGCTGACGTCAACGGTTCTGCTTGTTTATTCTGTGGAGCTCAAGCTCTTGCTATGGCAGATATTGGTCTACCACAAATAGTTGAAGATACTTTCGACTATGGTAACCAAAATGGTATCTCCATTGGTAAAATCTTCGGTCTTAAGAAGCCTAAGTTTAACAGCGACTACAATGGTGGCGTTGAAGACTTTGGTGTCATTAGATTGGACGTTGCATACTAAGTATGTTTTTGCGGGTGGTTCATTTTGAGCCACCCCTTTTTTAAAGGAAAATTATGAAGGGTTTATATTTAATTTTAGTTGGTCTATTTGCAACTTCATGTGCAACCGTTGGATCCGTTATAGAAGGCGGAAAAAACATTGCTATGACTACTGTAGATACAACTGTAAAAACAGCAGGCTCTATTTCAGGCGCAGCATTAAAAGATGTTAGTGGCGTTGTTAATACAGTAGCTGAAACTTACGACGGTGTTATAACTACCGTTGTAGAAAATGTTGATAAACAAACTGATGAACTTCAACCAAAGGAAGAAGACTAGTTAGTTATTTTAGGAGTAAAAGATGATAGTAGTATCAGATATTGACAGGTATATCTCGACCACCTGGGGCGCATCAATCAGACTGGAAGCTGGCGTACCAAAAGAAGTTGGACATGACATAGGCCTATTGTGCTTGCAAGAGGGGTGTACAGAACACAAACCCCATTCAATTAAAGACAAAAAGCCAAGCGAACCTATTAG